CCGTCCTTCTCATGGCAAACGGCATAGCCGCTGACCTTCCGGATAACAAGGCCGTCCTTGGGATGCAGCACGGCATAGGGCCGCACGGTTCCTTGCAGGGCCATCACGCATCACCGTCCACTGCAAGCGTCAAGGTCTTCCCCTCAATCTCCTCCTTCGTGAAGGGCTTTCCTGTTGCGGGATGCGCCGGAGCGAATACCTGCTCGTATGCGGTTCCGCTGGCATCCGTCGCATCCACAGTGCCGAGGACAGAGCCCTCAAGGGCAAAGGTTCCCCTGGTTATGGAATCGTCCCTCGATGTGGCCTGAAGAACCACCCCCATGCCCGTGATTTCCGTATCTTCCGGGATACCATCGAGCCCGCCCAGCACAAAGGATGCCGCAGAGCCCGCCTCCAGTGTCTGCTCTCCTGCGGGCGATGCCGTCAGCATGCAAAGCTTCTCCATGCCGATGCGCCCGGTATCCTGGAGGATGATGGAGGAAACCAGCACTTCCGGCGGATAGTCCCTGCCACCGATTCCCATGCCGAACCCCTGCACTTTTCCAGAAAAAACGGCGGCAGGAAAAGAAAAGAGAAGCTTTCGGTCTACCCATACATCGAAAACGCCATCTTCCCCCGTCCGAATATGAAGTTCCAGATTTTTTCTCACGCTATTGTGGGGGATATTGGTTCCATGGGTGTAGAGAGACTTGCTGTCCTTGTCCCATAACGTAGCGCGGAACACATTCGAGGGATCGCTTCCACTGCTCGATATGCCCCCAAAGGTGACGATGCGCTTCCCGTCCTCCCCGTAGAAAAAGAAGTTGAAGTATGCCCATCCGCTCATGCCGGAACGGACATAATAATCAAGGGATGCCCAAAGCTCCCCTGACGCTTCCCCGCAATCTATCCGCCATTCGATGATGCCCTTCGACTTCCACAGGATGCCAAATCCTGTCAGCGACTGTGCATTGGAAACATTCTCCACGGTCTTGAACAGGCTCTGCTCGCTGCATAATTCCGCAATGCCCGGATTAACGTATTTCATGGTCCCGCCTCCTTAATCGTCCGGCAGGACGGGAGCCTTGCAGACGAGCTTCACGCTGGTGTCCGTGCCAGGCTTTTCCTCGGAGGATGCGGATGCCTTCACCCAGAAGAGGGTGTTGCCCGTGCCGATGGACTCCGTGATCTTGAGTGTCGCTGCAAAGGCACCCGTTTCCGTGGCCGAGAGGCTCCACTTGTCTGCTGTGGCCCCGGCAAAGGAGAGGGTAGTCTCCCCCGCCGTCCGATATCCCTCCTGGCAGCGGAGGGCACACCGGAGAGTCTTGCTCTCGTTCTTGCTGGCATCCAGCACCGCCGTGAGCGGCGCATTCCCCGCATCCTCCAGGGACACGGCGGTCCCGTCCTGCTCCCCTGCCGTGGGGTTGTCCATGTAAATGTTGATGTATTCGTTCAAGAGAATCGCTCCTTTCAAACCATCCAAAGTTCCAGATTGGCTTCCACGGCTTTCCCCTCGAAGGAGGAAAGGCGGGAATAGCTTTTCACCACCACCCTCGCACAGAAGGTTTCCCCTGCGCTGTCCGTGATGTCCACCATCTCCCGGCGGGCCCAGTATCCCCGGACCTTCTCCCAGTCGCCCTTCAGGAACTGGAGCGTCCAGGAAATCCGGTCGCCCGCGGGGATGTATCCGTAGTCCTGCACCACCACGCCCCCGATGACCTCGATGGCCTCCTGGCGGTCATCCGGCGTGATGGTTTCCCCCTGGGGGTTGTTGAGGCTCCTTGCCTCCCCGATTCTAATAGCTATTGGAATCCCCTCCTATGGCCTGCTCCACCACAGGCGCAATCTTGTCTGCCACAGTATCTGCCAGCCATGTCATGGACTCGTTGTCCGGCGTGACTGCCGTCCCGATGGATACCGTGATGTCCGGCGGCTCGGGCTTCTGCTGTGCAAGGGCTGCCATGACGGTGCGGAGTTCCTCCAGGGTTCCCTGCACCGCCTGGAGCGCATCGTTGAGCCTCGGGGAATCCAGCGTCACCTCCCCGTTGGCCAGGGGCGCGAATGCCGTGTTCATGGCATCGGCAAAGGACTGGCTGATCTGTGGGGCAAGGCTTTCCATCGCAGTGCCCACCACGCCAGTGACCTTCTCGATGCCCCCGTCCATGCCGCCTCCCTGTAGCAGGGAAAGCCCCATGGTGTTCTTTGCCTCGTTCATGAGCTGCTGGACGGAATGGAGCTCGTCTAACGAGATGCGCTCGTTGGGGTCGATGTGGGCGTCCATCAGCATCTGCTTTCGGAACTCCTCCCGTACTCTGGCAAGACGGTCCTCCTGAGAGGCGTTCAGGTCGTACACCGCCATGCCCCCATTGAAGCCCCGCGTCTGCCCCGCCATGATCTTCCGGTAGAGCATCAGGTACTTCCGGTTGTTGGAGAGCATGTCCACCACGCTGTCGCTGACGGCCCTCCGCTTCTGTTCCTCTGCCGCCTGGGTTGCCCGGACTTCATCGAGCCCCTTGCGGATCCATGCCTTCTTCTCCCGCTCGATATCTGCCAGCCGTGTCTCAAGCTCCGTCTGCCAGAGGGCATCGATTTTGGAGGTGACCTCCTCCTCGAAGGATTCCATGACCCTGGCCTTGGATTCCGCCACCCACCTTGCCGTGCGCTCCTCGTCCAGCCCCTTCTTCCGGTAGGCCTCGGCTTCCCGGTCGATGCGGAGGAGCTGCTGCTCCAGTTCGGACTGGTGCAGGGAGTCCACGCTGTCCAGGACATTCCTCTGGAATTCCCCGTAGATGGCGGCCTCCTTCTGGAGCTTGTACTCATCCAGGAGTTGCGGGTCGGCGCCCGCCTCCTTCATGGCCTGCAGTTCCTTGCCCAGGCTGTGAAGGGCGTTTTCCAGGTCGCTGTGGGTGAGCTCGTAGAGGCTTTCCGTCAGCTGGTCATTGGCCTTGGCAGCATCTTCTACTGCCTTTGCCGCTTCCTTTTCCGCCGCAGTCCTCTTCCCTGCCCCGGCTGCAGCCCTATCCTGTGCCTGGCGGTTCTTCTCCGCTTCCATGGCGGCTGCTTTCTCGGCCTCGGCCTTCTCCCTGAGCGCCTTCTCCTCCTCCAGATGCGCCTGGTACTCATCCCCGTACACCCTGTCCAGGATGGCCCCTCCGATGAAGGGGATCGCGGCGATGGGCGATGCCGCCGGATGGTTCTCCGCCAGCCACTTGTTGGCCTTCGCATGCTCCGACACTGCGTGGAGCTGCTCCCCGATAAAGACCAGAATCTCTGCCACGGTCTTGAGTGCCGCCCCCCATCCCTCGATGGCATCCCGGATGGTGTCCTTGTTGGTCTGCACCACCTGCACCATTTCCCGGAAGGCATCGGTGACGCTCGGCATGAGCTCGGAGGCCAGGGGCAGGAGGGCGCTCCCGAGGGCGGACTGGAGCTGAGAGAGTTCCATCTGCATGGACTTCCACTGGAGCCATGTCTGGTGGCACTCCTCCGGGTTCAGCAGCCCTGTGGTCTTGACCCCGGCAGCTACCTGCATGAGCTCGTCGTACTGCTCCAGGAGCGGAATCAGAGCCGCGCCCCGTGCGCCGAGAACTTCCGCAGTATAGGCTTCCTCCTGTCCCGTCTCCATTGCATATTGGTAACCCTTGGCCAGCTGTTCCAGCTGCTCGTTGAGGGGCAGGAGATTCCCGGAGGAATCCAGAAGGGAGATGCCGAAGCGCTCCATGGCCCTGGTGGCAGAGTTTCCCTTCTCTCCCACCATCTCCACCTGCTTGTCCAGCCTTGCGATCAGAGGAACGATGGTCATGACATCCATGCCCGCCAGCTGGAAGGTGCGGCTCAGCTGCCCTGCCTCTGCCGCCGATGCATGGAGCCGCTTGCTGAGCCGGTAGAGATTTTCCCCGGACTCCATGGCCCCCTTGGTGAGAGAGAACAGCCCCACCCCCGTGGAGAGCACCGCCATGGCTGCCGCCGCATTGGCGGAGAGCATGGAAAAGCCGCTGGCAAGGCCAGAGATTCCTCCACGGGCCCTGGAAAGCCCTGCCGTGAGCGTTGTGCCGAAAGTTCCTGCCTTGGCGGTGGTCTGCGTGATAGTCCCACCCAGGGCCTTCATCTCAGCATTGAGCTTTCGGACTTCCGCCTCCGTCTGTGCCACAATCTTCTGCTGCTTCAGGAGATTGGTTTCCGCCCGGTGAGCGGCATCACTTCCCACCCCGCTGTTCTTCTGGGCATCCCGGAGGACGGCGGCGAGGATTTCCTCCTTCTTCCGTTGGATATCCAGCTGCTGATTGATGGCCTGGTGCTTGACCTTGAGCTTGTCCAGTGCCGTGCCAACGCCCTCCAGCTTGGCAAGGTCCACATCCATCTTCAGTTTGATCTGGCTGGACTGTCCCTGGAGCCTTGCCATGGCCTGGGAGACGGTCTTCCCCGCCGTGTCGAAATCCAGCTGGAGCCGGGCGATGTCGAGCCCCAGGCTGATATACAGTTCGTCGATTTTCTGCCCGCGCTTTGCCATGCCACACCTCCAACTACATCACGTCATCAATGTATTTCCTGCTGCCCTCCTGGAGGCAGGTCACCAGGAGCTGATCCAGAAGGAAGGCGACATCATGCTCGTCCACCTCTTTCATGGTCCAGCCATAGGCTTCCTGGAGGCGCCCGTAATAAAGGAGCAGGTTCTGGTACGGGGACAGGGTCACTCCTCCCCTGTCCCCGCCTCCACGTTTGGGAGGTTCACCAGCTTTGCGAAGGTCTGCGCCTGCAGCCAGCGGAAGAGTTCCCTTGTCAGAGGAACCACCTCCGAGATCTCAAGGGACTCTTCCACGGCCTCCTTCGTCACCTCCGGCCGCCCGAAGGCCAGGACGATGAGGTTGATGTGAGCATCGAGAAACTCGTCGATGGACATCTGCCCCTGGTCCTGGTCAAAGAAGGCAAGGAACTCCCGCCACACCTTCATCTTGGGCGGGGCAGGATAGATGGTCTTCTTTCCAATGGTCAGACTCGGCTGGACGCTCTGAATCTTCTCTTGTTCCATCTTCGCCCCTCCTTAAACTGATGTGTACCAGTTTTCTGCCGTGGCCTCATCGAAGCCCGTACCCTCTGTATCCGCATAGGTATAGGTGTTCCCGTCGGAGAGCCGGTAGATGGCCTTCGCCTTGAGTGTCGGGGTCTGGTAGGAAATTTTCTCCTCCTTGGTAGAACCCTTTACGTCGGGCTCGGAGAACTGCACCTTGAAGAACTTCATGAGCCGCGTGCCGCCGTTGCGCTTGTCCGACTGGAACATGACGGCGAAGTAGGGCGCGATGTCATCCTTCCCTGCCACCATGATGCCGTTCTCGCATTTGTGCCCCAAAAGATACGCAACGTATTCCAGGGGAAGCGCCGACGTCTCGAAGGTGAGCTCATAAGATGCGGTATTGGCTGCCGTATCGATGGACTGGCCGTCCGCATACAGTTCGGCGGTACTGGTGGAGGGATTGATATCGATGCTCCGGAGCACCTTCCCGAAATCCACCGGGGTGTCATAGGTGGCAATCCCTCCTGCGGTGTCGGTGAGAAGTTTTGCCACATGAAGCTTCTGGATGCTGATGAACTGCCCGCTGCTCATCCGGCTGGCGGGTTTTGCTGTTTCTGCCATTACGAACCAACTCCTGTTCTGTAGTCCACACATAAAATGAATAAGTCCTTCTCCGTGATCTCCACGGTCTGCCCGCGCATAAAGCCCAGACCGAGCATAACCTCCTGCACGGCAGAGTAGATACCCGAGTAATGCCCATCCTTGGTCAGAATGTGAATCCGCACGGTGACGCGCCGCTCCAGCTCCCTGCCGTCGGCAACGAGCGCCGGGACATCGGAGATGACGCTGTACACGAGGATGGGATAGCTCCCTGC